ATTGAAGTATGCACTGATAAAATAAGTGACTAAACCAAATAGGGCGGCCGCGCGGTGCCCCGTGATCCACAGTGGGACGAGTAGCATTACGAGCCACGCAATAGTCCATGGTGATTTAAACGACGGGATCCAATTCCACTTCAGATGACCGTTCTCACCAATAGTAGTAGTTAGATCAACCTTTGTCGTCAAGAAATACAAAGCAGTCCCGGTGAGTGTAATCAACCATGCTTTATTTCGCATATCGACCGGTAGTAACATCGCAGTTACTAATGGCTGCAACACTAAGAAACCTACGCCTACACCCGACCATAAGTGATTTGCACTAGGGATTGCAAGATTTTTCCATAGAAAATATTCCACAAGCTGCATTTGCGCAAACACAACCATATAAAGCAGTATGACTGGGTTCAGCGTTCCATTATACCGGTGAATAGCCGCCAGGGTCATCGCAAACGCATATGTTTTTAGAGATCCATCTGCGCTCCAACACATACTACATCTTGAGAATAAATATTTACACAATCACATTTAGCTTTAACCACATAGTCCCCGCATCTCCGCATAGCTCATCCCTCCCTCTGCAAACTTAGCCATCGCATCCGTCTGGACGGGGTCATTTAACATGACCGCGCAGTGTGCCAGGAGCGGATCAATGGTTGCAATCTTGGCGAGCTTGGAAGACACCTCCTCACCCGTGTCCTTTTGCTCGGTAATCTCCGCCTTTTGCGGCTCGTCCACAATGCGGCGGCAGACCTGGACCACAGACCCGATACGCCCGGTACCCACGGGCGGGTCCGCCACCCGGCTATGGTACCGGACGGCACACCGCTTTCGCGGGTGGTTCATCTGGGTCACGCGGTAGTACCACTCATCACCATCCTCAATCAACTCCCAGCCAATCGGTCGCGCTGGCTCATATACAGATTGAATAGACCCATCCTTGCACACGACATAAAGCTCGTTGTGTGTAGGACCCCCCTCGAGGGGGTCAATCTGGTCGGCGTAGAACTGAAGACCAGGAGTCATAAGGGTAGCCATCGGAAGAGTGTGTGTTACTTATTCTTACTCGGCTTGTCCACAACCTTGACATGACACGAAAGTTTTGCCCTTACCGCCTTTTTCGAGTAGATGGAATAATCTTTGTGCTTAGCAGCCGACTCGCGTTTTTTATCCCGTTTCGTGGGTCCATCCATTTATTACACAACACGTTGGCTTTTTATCTCGGACAATTTTAGAATGGAATTCTCCTTTCTCAAAAAACAGACTCGGTCTCACCGTTTTTTGACAGTACTTTCTCAACCTGAAATCAACGCCATTCTTGACAAGTATGTCCCTCGGTTGCGTTCAATTCAGATATTTAATATTAAAAAATATCCTGAAGTAAATGATGAATATCACGAAAAATTAGAAAATATAGTAGAAGAAGCTCGCGAGTCCCTCAAGGATCAATTAAGAACTAAAATTAAAAAACATGTGAAGGATCCAGTTATTTTCGCTGCTGCTGTTGCTCAGATTTCAGGAATTTAAACATCATACTCTTTGCAAGCCGCGGGATCTTCTATACAGAAAGACAGCTCGTCCAAGTTCTTCTTCTTCAAAATCTCTCGCTCCTGCTGACGGGCGAGCGCTGTTGAAATTTCATCAACTTGACCCCATGCCACACGACACTCATTAGTATCCTCGAAATTATAACATATATTTTGTGCATGATGAATTGCCTGTTTCACGTGATTTGTTGAAATCTTACGAGGTGATGGGCGAGGACGTGGAGGAACCGACATTGCGAGAACAAGCATCTATATAGTTAGAGAGCAGAACTTTTAAATAGGAAATGGCAAGCCGTGTGGTTCTCAAAGCGTCAAATGTAGCCGCCATGGTTGGTCGACACAGGTACAAGCCTCGGTCTGAGGTACTGGATGAACTCGTGAAGAAATACGCACCCGACAAGTTCACGGGAAAGACCAAGGAGGACAAAGCTGAAGAGGCGCTCGCAGTTTCCAGTGCTGCTCAGGAGGTACTTGAGTCAGCCCTGAATATTAAAGCCGAAAATTCTACCCAAGTTCAACGGGTTTTTAATGAGGCTAAGGAACGTATCAATTTTGATCCAAAATTAAATAATGAACAGCGGCGTGAGGTGATTGAGCACCTTCGGTCCAAGGTGTATACGACCCATGGTATCCGGTCCGAGGACAAGACGAGTGACAAGGTCCAAATTGACGAGGGTGCTCGCCTAGTCCGTGATGATTCATTTTATCAAATTGAAGTGTGCAATCTGGGCGATACACGGTATGTCATCGTGGGTAAGATCGATCGGATTGAGGAACGCCCGGATGGGTCGAGGGTTCTGGTCGAAATCAAGAATCGGACAAACCGTCTGTTCAATTCAGTTCCCGAATATGAGTTTATTCAGGTCCAGGTTTATTTGCAGATGCTGGGTCTTGTTCATGCTCGACTCGTGGAGCAGTACAACAACCAGGTGAAGAGTCACGATGTGGATCGTGACGAAGAGACGTGGAAAAACGAAATCCTCCCTGAACTTCTAAAGTTTTGTGAGGAACTTCATTCAAAAATTACTTGAGCAGCATACGAAGAACAAGTTCGGCAACAACAATCAACGCGGTCTGGGGGAAGCTACGTGTGATAAAGTAGACCACAAGCGCCAAGAGAGCAGCCACCATGAAAGATGGGGTGGCAACTGGGTTTTGTTCGCGGCGAATTTCAATATCAGCAACACTGTCGACGTTCATTTATTTATTATCAATATTTTTTACGCAAGCTGAACCTTGCCCTTTACAAAGTCATCGAATGTTACCATGTGAATCTCATTATCCTCGGTAGACGTCAGCTCCCAGCCATCAGCCCCGTGAAACTCCGTGACTGTGCACTCGACGAAACGCTTGTGACTCTTGCGACCGATTGTCAGCATCACAGTCTCGCCAACCAGAGACGCAAGCATCTCCTCGTAAACCTCGACGGTGTTTGCCAGCTCATCACGCTCCTTGGTAAGCTCCAGAACAGCCTCAATTGCCTCCATTACTGATTAACCTACGTTCCTGGTTTTTATCTGTGGAATGAGTAGATGCTACACCTTCGCTTAGCAGCAACATTTGCAGTTTTGGGATTTGTCTTTACAAGTAAACAATGGCTTCAATGGCTCAATAAGTATAATCCAGAGACTGGTATTATAATTAAACACACTGTAATTTTACTATCAATTTATATACTCGCATGGTCCGATCCATATATTAAATTTGTCCATCATCACCAGGCTATAGGAGTTCTTTTATTATACGTGACATTTGTCATGATTTTCAATTATCAATCAGGGTGGATTAAAGATATAAAAGCGGAGAATGTCGAAGAGCAGACTATTGATGGCGTGGTATATCACAGATCCAAGCAAATTCTTAATATTGAACCACAGATGGCTCGTATAGTGAGCTTTGTAATAATTCCATTCATTTTGGTTATTTTTGGATCTAAACTCATTCATAACAACCAGAAAGTAAATTTATAATTTAAAAACGTAAAACCAGGCGCGCTCGAGATAATAAGCCGTCTCAGGTTTGAGTGTCTGCACCTCTTCCAGTAAATTTATATAATAATCCTTTGATCTATTTTTGATTTTTGATCCAGAAATGCCAAAAATAGCACCCATGTACCACTGAATAGGGGATCGAAAGGGAGCCACGTGAGCCTCCATCCAGTCTCCAAAATTGAGGGAACAAGGGTCTGTATCTGGTTCGCGATAGTTTCTATTAACGTCACTCTGTTTAATATTTTTAGAAAAACCGTCTCGGTTAATCTGAATATCCCAGGCTTGAAACCACTTTTGGACCATTTCAAATGTAGGGGGAAACTCGAGGTGAGGGAACGGATCACCCTGAATAAAGTATACGCGTTCTGGGAGACTCTCGTAGTTTTCAACTATATATGTGAGATATGTGTGCGCCTCGCGACCTACATTGGGAAGGGTCTTTATTTGGGAGCTAATGGGGTCTGGACCTTTGTTATAGATCCAGACTGAGCGGCGCTGGACGGGGGTCAGACAAGTATCTAACCAATTAAGTGACTCGTTGTAGCGGGCAATAACTATGTTCATATTAGAATGTAAAAAGACATTTCTGCCCACGGATCTTCGCGGGCTCTGCAGCGCTTCCCCCCTCTTGTACCCACCTCCTTGACCGGGTACTTGGTCGCAAACTCCTTCACCGGCTCGTCGTTCCAGACCCACTTGTCAATGCTGCGATCGCTATAGTAGTCGTTCGAGTAAACAAGTATCTCCTCCATGTCCTCTGAGCTCACACACTCGCTTTTCAGAAAGCGGTACGTACGCTCGATACGGATCACCTCACGATTTAACTCCTTGTACTGATACTTGCGGTACAGAGCAATAACCTCGCTTTTGAATTCAAAGTCCTCAGTTTCATCGATAAACTTCATGGTGATCTCGGGGTCATCACTATCAAGCAGGTCAATTGCAAGCCACGCGGCAGCCTCGCTGTCCTCCTGCTCTCTTAGGATCTCACAGTCTTCCTCGATAGTGTCTATGAATTCCGTGATGCGCTCCTGGAGAGCCTCGCCGAGGACATCTGCACACCGCCCCTCCCACGCATCCTCGTTCCACTGGTCCTGCATCTTATGGAACCCCCGGAAATACATAGGGCGGCGGCACATAGGACACGCAGAGTTAGCTCCGCTGGAGCTAACTCCCTTGAGGTACCAAGCCTTCACACACCCCGTGCAAAACTCGTGTCCGCAGCATAGTTTCGAAAAGGGTCCAGACTCGCCATAGCACACGGAACACTCGCGTTCACAGGACATTGTGTAGTTGCTTCTTACTATGGTCCAAGACTTTAGGCTGCGACAAGACACGAATTTTTGCAACTGGGTCACTTAAGAAACTAATTCGTAACTAAAATTAAGAATGGCTGGGATCCTTTCACCTCCCATGAAACCTCGGGTGAAACTTCAGACGAATCAGCAAGGTAAAAAGTATTTTACCATTCAAAGAACTCCAAATCACGTATTTACTCTCAAAGGGCGTGAGGATACGAGAACCTCGATTGTAGGTTTTAAAAAATGGGACGACGCTTTTTTGATCAGTAAAATGATTGAAACACATTATATTGAACAAAATGAGTGGCCTACTATTGAACTTGGACAATCGATGGTTTTTCCCACTTCACGCCCAGGTGACGTTCTTCGTCACTTGTATATTCAGGAGTGGGATTTTGAAGAATTGAAGTTTGAGTGTACGCGGAATATTATTGATTTTATGACAATCGAGCGTATTATTAACAAAAAATCCACTTATTCATTTAACGGTAACCACTACACATTTAGCGCCCCAGTCGAATTTTATATGAATAGGTTCGACGAGCTTTTATATGCCGAGTGAATATCCGCGAATATCTGCGGTGTAATACGAAGTTGTAGAAACGCCGGGAGTTTCCGCTGCTGGTACTACAAGTTTTGCAATCTGAGATGCTGTCAGGGGTGAATTCCAGAAGTAAACATTCGCAACCTTTACAGATCCTTTTGTATTCTCTGGTCTCGTTGTATATTCTTGAACATACTGATTCCAACGCCATTGCGGTGGAGCCGTACCCCAGTTAAATGTTCCAGATACAGTATTATCAGGAACGCCATTGAAATATGTAGAAAGAACGCCCCCGCTCACGACCCATGTAACATTGAACCATTTTCCTAGAGTTGCTGCGAAATTTGATACTATATTTTTATTCACATCTTCAACGGAATTTTGGACTATATGAATTTTATTTGGTGTGTCATAATCTGTTCCTGTAATAAACATAGCCGGGTGACGTGCATTTGCATCACAGCAATCATGTGTACCATTATTAAAGACATTTCGCCACGATGATCCAGTTTCAGCTATGTTTATATCCATAGACATTGTATATGACGGAGCAGCAGACGTGTTAATGCCTGACGGTTCAAAAGTGAATGGAATTGTTTGTGCTGAAATTTCAAGAGGTGCACCCTGTATCATCTGTCCCGTTAACCACACAGAGTTTCGTGGGTCTGAGGTATTTGAACCACTCATACAGTTTGACCAATTATTAAAGGAAGTCACAACAACCGAATTTGACATGAGATTTGGCAAATTACACACCGTGAAGCCGCCCGCGGCAGGTCCAGCTGCGATGGTTCCTGACGGGCATGATCCCGAGCTAATCGCTATAGATCCGTTCTGATCACACAAGTAGGCGAGATTTGCCGCCAGTGGGAGACAACTTACATTTGATGTTATATTCGAGTAATAACTATACACGTTCTTAGCATTAGAATTAAACGTCGAAACTATAATCTTAGCTTGAACATCTGGACTCTTTGCGACATAAAATCCACCCGCTAAGAATACTAGAAGGGTTATACATCCACAAAAGACACAAAGACCAAACAAAATTAAAAGACCTTTTTTCAAGGGTTCCATCTACTGTATACGCTGAAAAATAATCTGGTACCCGTGTCCTAGGATTTGTAATCTATGTTTATTTTCTTCGTACAATTCGTCTATACACTTCTTAATAGAACCGTCACCCCATTGGTAATCGTCAAACGCAAGGAAACCACCTGGTTCGAGTATCTTTAAACACTCGTTAAAATCAACCTTTATATCCTCGACCAGGTGGCTCCCATCTACATATATAAAATCGAATTTTTTAGTATTTTTAGTATAAAATTCAGAAGAAAGCATTCTCTGGAACGTAATCTTTTGGAAATTATTACTTTTGGATATATTATTTATAAATAAGTGCATGGTATCATTTCCGCCCATTGAAAAGGGTGTAGTTGGGTCATTTGACAGGAAAGGATCTACGCACGTCATTTCCGCCTCTGGATGATTCAGTAATTGATCTGAAAAATAAACTGCAGATGAACCCTCAAATGACCCGATTTCTAGGATTTTCCATTTTGATGTTTTAATTGCATTTGCATCCAACGTTAATTTTATTTCACACGTTCCGAAATAATCATGTGTGAATACGTATCCCATTCTATGTTAAAAAATTAAACTTTTAAGCTGGAATAAACGCCTTATTTCTCAGAACCGCCTTGGCATATACCGCGCACAAACAAAAATGAATATGCGCCCAATCAAGAGCGTCGCGCTGACCAAGTACGACCTTCATAGGGTTCTTATTCACTTCCTCGACGAGTTTAATGTGAGCTGTTGGGTCACTCATAGACTCGGCGACGTCAATCATGTGAGATAGCCAATTCACGTGAATCTCGTTCTTGCAATCAAATGCTTGAACAAACTTGCTGGTGATGGACATTTATTAAAGTATTGTTTTAGTTTTTAAGTCAGTTCCGTAGGAACTCAAGCAATAGATCCTCCACATGCACCGCAATATTCTGACTTTTTACGAAAAAACATGAACCAGATGACAAAGAGGGCAATAATCCAAAGGGTATAGTTCTGCTGCATTTATTATTCACCAAGAGATTCTTCCGAGTCTGACTCATCCTCGTCCTCCTTGTCTTCAAAATCATCATCTTCGGTTTCCTCATCAGTTTCCTCGTCAGTCTCCTCATCAGATTCTTCATCCTCCTCATCTGAATCTGGAACGTAATCATCGTCTGACTCCATCTTTACAAATCCATCCTCAACGGGTTTAAATCCTATATTCTCCTCGTTATCAGTATTGAGGTATTCAGCAACAGTCTCGGGGCAATCCTCCACCTCATAAGTCTCGTCCTCGTAACGCCAAATTCCATCCTCCTTGTTTTCTGAGAGGTATCTAATAACCAAAATAATTCCATCCTTTTCAACAACTTTAGCCAGAAGTGGGACTGGTTTGCGAGCGCCCACGTCTGTCCAGACTCGGACAAGTGACCCTGGTGTGGTCATATGTCTTGGACAGTTTAAATGTTTTTAAGTATATTTACGCGCCTAAGCAAGTGGGGACTTTGCCTTCCGGGGTCCACGTTTGGTGCCAAAGTTCTTGCGAACCTTGCGCAGGTAAGGGTTGGGAAGGAAGTTTGGTGAAGGGCGCACCTTGCGGGGACGACCAACACCGCGCTTGGCGGGGTATCCCTCGAACAGCTCAGTCAGGTAGGCTGCGCGCTTGACGGGCAGGACGCGCACACCGCGAACGCGGGGAGCGTATGTACCGCGCTTCTTCAGGATGTTTGATCGCTCCTTGCGGTCAAACTTGGGGCGGATAGCCAGGGGAATGTCCATGAGGTTTTTCACGTACTTGGTGGAACGCTCGGTACCGCCTGGGCTCTTGTGGAACTTTGCCTTGGGGTTGTACACTGCACCGCCCTTGGAAGTCTTGGAAATAAACTTACCCTGACCGGTCATCAGAATGACGCGGCGCTTGGTGTTCAGGAACCCGGTGGGGACGGCAATGCCGCGGGTACTCACCTTGGGTCCAGCCTTGACGTGCTTGAACAGCGACTTCAGACCCAGAGATCCTGGGCTGACCAGCTTGGCAACCAGCTTGGCAGCACGGGGTCCGCGCTTGGTGCCCTTGTTCTTACGGGTCTTGCGCAGGTGGGGGTTGGGAAGATTCCAGTTCATTGTTACTTTCTATTCACAATTTAATTCAGGGACGCCATCAGCCGGTCAAATGGGGATTTTGCCTTCCGGGGACCGCGCTTGCCGCCCTTGTTCTTGCGCACCTTGCGCAGGTAAGGGTTGGGAAGGAAGTTTGGTGAAGGGCTCGCCTTGCGACGCTTGCCAGCGTCGGAGCGGCGCTTGCGGGCGGGCATGATCTTCATGCCAGCCAGACCGATGGCGCTGCCTGGGGTCACGATGCGGCGCACCACCTTGCGTGGGCGACCGCGGGGCAGCATGATCTTCATGCCAGCCAGACCGATGGGGCTCACCTTGCGGCTCTTGCCAGCGTTGCTGCGCTTCTTGCGGGCGAGCATGATCTTCATGCCAGCCAGACCAATGGCACTGCCTGGGGTCACGACGTGGCGCACCACCTTGCGTGGGCGACCGCGGGGCAGCATGATCTTCATGCCAGCCAGACCGATGGGGCTGAGCTTGGCACGGGGACCGCGCTTGGTGCCAAAGTTCTTGCGAATCTTGCGCACCTTCTTCTGCAGCTCAGCCACCATGACTGGGGTGGATGCTGGCTTAAAGGTGCGGGTAACAAACTTGCCGCCCTTGGCGCGCAGCTTGTAGTGCATCACACCTGGCTCCACCATGTGGAGGGTCTTCACCTCAGTGGCGGTGAGTGCGTGACCGAGGACATTCTTCTGACCGACGTAACGGGAAAGGGACATTTGTAATATTGATAAATATTTTTTTTACACTAGCACTTCCAGCGATTATTGCATTGCATGCAGGTGACATACGTAGTCATCGGTTCATCCGCGCTCCTGGTCTGCATCTGGTAGTAGGTCGTCCTGATTGACTTGCATTTACCGCACTTGAACATACCCACGTAATCCTCGTCCTGCTTCATCTTGGCAGCCTCCAACATAAGCTCCTTTTTCTTGCGCTTGAACATCGCCTGAGAGTAAAGACCGTTGGGGTCCAAAACTTCAGGCGAATACCACGCCAGTTTTGTAGACTCTAGCTCCTTGCGCTGAAGCCGGCACACGAGCTGAGGGACGATATCGAGCTTCACCTTGACCCCGCCGTCCCCTGCAGTGCTGAGCGACACGGTCACCACCTTGGATTTCTCTCGCTTGAATTCGGCGAGCAAATTGACAAACTTTTGCTTGTAGGTTGTCCTGAAATGCTTGTTATCCCACGCCGCCTCATCTCTCGGGAATTTCTTGAACGTCCAGTTGAGTACTGAACGCTCACAATTGCGTGCGATAACCCCCTCACCCAGAAGCTCGGCAAACTTGCCACTAGAATAGGTGCGATACGCGTGCTGCATCCTGACTAAGTGTTTGACTTTCTTTTTGAGCATGTGACCCTAGTCCTCGACATGACACGAATTTTTCACCGACCGACTTAAAAAGAAAGTGCTTATTCTGTGTAGACCAGATGTATCCGGTCGTGGTTTGTACCACGACCCGGTGTCCCGTATGGGCCCTACGTGCAAAGTGATTGCCATTGCTGTGCAGAGCGCAAACTTATAAAACAATTTGCAGTCCAAAGTTCCCGTCAGGGTATTTCGCCTTCGAAATTTCCTCACTGGATTCATCGTAAATATGGGGATGTTATTGTTCAAAGAACTCTGTTTAGTGGGGTTCTGGGCACCTCTTTTCCATGCGTCTTGTGTCGTAAAGCACTCGACAGGCTGTCTATTCAGTGGCGTGCACACATAGGTGACACGTGGCACCGAAGCACAGACCCCTGTCCCCCAAAATCCAAACCTACACAAAAACAAAAAAGTAAATTAAATTTTCGCAACTAATATTAATGAGGTGGCTCGTGTCACTGTTTCTGGGATTGTTACTTGCCTGGATTATAGTCTCGAATGTAAATAAGATGCCACGTGTTTCTTATTATCAGGCGGCTCTGGTTCCAGCAGATATCGCGACGGCTGATGATTCGCTCGTTGCCGTGGGACTCGCCCAGTTTCCTGAAGTGCCGAGCATCATGGACTCGATCAATAAGCCCGTGAAATATTCGGGAAAGCCTACCGTTGTCCAGGGGTCACTCCCAGACCCAAATTTCACACCACTCCCGGGTATGAAGACACCAGGACCAGCAGCATCTCGCCCAATGTCCAGCCCAGGATCAAGCGTTTCAAGCCCCGCAGGTTTCGCAACTCCAGCACCCGTGCCAGGTCCCGCCGCTTCGTCACCGGCACCAGCCGCTTCATCGCCAGCACCTTTTGCCGCCTCTAGCTCGTCGGGGTCTCCTTACCCTTCCTCGTAATTCCCAAAATATTCTCAAGCTTTGAATCCGATCTCTGAAGTGGTTTATTTCGCTTGAGTTTCAAAGTACTCGTTTCGGTCGTAGAGTTTTCAATGTCATGGAGTTTCTTTTTGGAACCAGTATTTGAAACACTCGAATTTTGAATATTTGCCTTGATTTCTGAACCGCCTATGATAGGCACGTACAGTTTTTCGTTAGGCCAGTGTACGATAGGAGGTTCGACGAATCCCCCATAACTGCGGAATTCCTCGATACTCATAGTTCCACCAAAACACTTGAGCGCCCAACGCTTAGGAGCTGGCCAACATGGCAAACTCCTCCCATACGCTTTTTTACGCATCAGTGCCAGGTACATCTGTATTTCACCAGAGCGTGACGTGTTCATGTCGAGCGCAAACGCCTTGGAACACGGCCACGAGCAGAAGTTGCCCATACACGTAAATCTATCGAGCCTGTCGTCATATTTGATAGGAAGGTGGATACACGGTCTCTGTGGCAAGCCGTGCATACACCACCAGCAAAGTAATTCTTCGGTGCTCATTGACTTAAAAACCTGATAAGTCTTTAAGAATAGATGAGCCTGCTCTCAATTGACTGCGGAATTAAGAATTTAGCAATGTGTCTCATAGATCAAAAGACGAAACGGATCCAGAGGTGGGACGTGTCGGGTGTGCCACCCATGCATGTCGATGGTATTTTCGCGTGTATGGTGCGCCACTTGAATGAAAAGCCATGGATTCTCGAGGCTCAAACGGTTCTGATCGAGAAGCAACCCGATCGCAACCGTGGGATGAAGGGGATTGAAAACCTTCTTCACACTTATTTTTTAGTCAAGGAAAAGCAGGTGGTTATTTGGGACGCGCGCCACAAGATTCCTGACGTGGCGGGTGCGGGAAAAGCAAAGTACGCTCAAAGAAAGAAGACGAGTATCGAACGCGCGCGCAAATTTATTGAAGATGAAGTAAACAAAGACTGGATTCAGTTTTTTGATTCACATTCAAAAAAAGATGATTTAAGTGATGCTATAATGCAAGCATTAAGTTTTATTGATAAACGTCCAGTTGTAAAAGATAACCAACCAGTAAAGCCCAAAAAACAGTCCCCACGTAAACCAACTGAAAATCAAACTCGAACAAAGTACAGTAAAGCTAATTTAGCATATATATTGAAAACAGGGGGTAAACAGGATGCAAGATTCAGGAAAGATTTGTCGAGATATTATCATAATATAGATGATCTTAAGAAGGACTTCAACTTGACTTAAAAATATTTTATATATAAAATGTATGGGTTGGATTTATATAATAACAAACAAAGAGAATGGTAAATGTTATATAGGACAGACGATTTCAAAAAGAGTGGAAACAAGATGGAGTGGACATCGTAGAAGACCCCATGGATTATTAAAATTAGCATTTGAAAAATACGGCATTGAAAACTTCAACTTTGAAACTATATGTGAAATAAAAGAAGGTGATCATATGAAAACACAATTAGATGATATGGAAATATTAGAAATTAAGACCAGAAATACCGTAGCACCAAAAGGTTATAATCTTGAAAAAGGAGGAACCAAAAATAAGAAAGATATTAACCAAGAAACTAGAGAAAAAATGCGATCATCTCATATTGGTCATAAACATACAGACGATACTAAACGAAAAATAAGTGAAACATCTAAAGGAAGAGAAAATTCAATTGAACATAGAAAATCTATAAGCAAGGCAAGAACTGGAATTAAATTTTCAGATGAAACTCGAGAAAAGATGCGAGTTGGTCAATTAAACAGGACGAATAGAAAATATGGAATTGACCACCATTCATCAAAAAAGGTGAATCAATATTCGAAAGATGGTGTTTTTATCAGAACATTTGATAGTATAAGACTTGCAGCAAAAGAAACTGGGAAGAAGTCCCCTGCTGGAATCAGTCAATGTTGTAAAGGTAAAATGAAAACATCCGGAGGTTTCACGTGGCAATTCGGTTAGAGGATCATTCGCGCCTGATTTCCAATACGAATCATGGTATCAATGTAATAAAACTATGCTTGATGTCTCTATTTAGCACACATGACCTCACCAATCTTGGTCCAGGATGCATCTGGGCAATCGTCACCCTGCTTGATGATCATGGTCGCCTTCCACTGGGGTGCTGGGGCGCCAGCAGCTGGTGCTGGTGCTGGTGCTGGACCAGGCGTAAAGTAACTTCTACCCTTGAAAAGCAGGACGATAACGAGAAGAGCAATCAGACCATAAATGACCAAGTTGTTCATTTTATAATCTTACAAGATATAAATGGAGGACTTTATAATCGCAGCTCTCGTTCTCGTGCTGTTCGCCGTGTTTCTTTTCAAGCGTCAGAGCTTTGCTGATGCACTGGCACCTGGACCTTGTACGCCCACCCCAGTCCCAGCTGGTCGCACGTGTGTGCTCAGACCAAATAATAATGAGCCTTATACGTTTCCAGATAAACTAACTTGTCAACAGACGGCATCAACCTATCCAAACGCCGTGAGTGCCGGATGTGGAAAGCACTATTGTTGCCAGTAATTTTTTTGCTAAACTATATTAATGTGTGATGTCTTGTGGCCTTGTGGGAATGGGGCACAAGCTTCAACAAGTTTTGACACGACTTTTAATTCTTTAGTATCGTCGACCTCGAACTTTATTACAAAAAATAGTTCGAGTTCGAGTTCCTCGGTTTCGGCTCGCCAATCTGTAAGCATAGAAATAGATGATCAGGGTGAGAACTGCCCAATTGACGTAACTCAGACAATTAACATTACTTCTCAAGTGGGTGTAAGTCTCGATAAATCTACGGTCGCCGATCTTCGCGCCCATATAACAAATGATCTAACTAATGCCGCAAATCAGAATGCACAGGCAACCTCTTCAACATTTGGCGGTGAGGCATCAACCGCAACCAACACGAGCGTGACCCAAAATATTCAGAATATTGTAAACCAGAACCTCACTGACGAGACTTATACTTCTATGACATCTGAGGTTAATGGATCGCAAAATGGTATTATAAAAATAAGAAAATGCAGGGCTCCTATTCGTATAGATCAGAATTTTTCCGCAAACGTACTTGCGACCAATATCGTTACTCAAATCGCCGATCAACTTGGAGGTACGGACAGCGCAACAACAACCAGTACAACTGTAACTCAAGCTTCAACTGCCAAAACTAAGGGTCCGTTCGAAAGCTTCGCCAGTATGTTCGAGTCGTTTGGGGTTGTCGGAGCTATTATTTGCTTACTTTGCGTACTCATGTCATTTGGAGGTGCAGCTTTTTTCGCTTTCATGATGTTTAAAAAGTAAACTCAAAGCCCGTAAGCAGACAGAGGAACGACGCGCGGAGCCGCAGGTTTATTACCCCCTCCAAAAATAAGCATTGCAAGTACGATAATAATAATGCAGCACATGCAACTAAACGAAAGTCCTAAAAGTCCACCTCCAGCAGCTAATGCGTATTTCTTTTGCGTATCATCTAATGGTATAGACCCGGGTGTGGGTGTAGTCGCGGGCGCGGGCGAAGTGTAAGAGACGGGTCCGCCCGATGAAGCTATTCCCACAGGTGTATTACTTGTAATATTCTGATTTATACCTCCCCCGGGAGTTCCAGTGGTGGTCACCTGTGTACTCGATGCTCCGGGGGATGACACGGCAGCGAGAGTGTCGCCTGCCTGAACAGCCTGAACATTCTGGAAACCTTGGTTCGAAGGTGGCGGAGTTCCGGGCGGTGGGGGAGGTGGAGGATCTGCAGGAACAGGTCCACCAATACTAAGATTTGTTGCACAAGATTGATTAATTGCTGCTCTAAGATCTCCACCCACCTTGACGCTCTGAAGACACACAGCTATCGTTGATTCGCACTTAAGTGCCTTAAGTGTGGTTGGTGGGAGATATGCCGATGTAGCGCTCGTCGCTGAGCTCACACACGCCCCGACCGCACATTTTGGAGTTATGTAAGTCTTGAGTGCTGCAATTTGAGGTGCAAATATGGGGGCTGCGGCATCAAAATATTCAGCGATTGTGTTAACATCTGTGCATGCACCCGTTGTGTTCCCTCGACACGCGTTAAATATATTTGTACCAAATTCATTGGCATTATAACAATCACAATGTGAAGACCCAGGATTTGCTATACAGTAAGCTCCTATAATTGCTGCCGCGAGTAATCTAGTAGCATCGTCTATATCTAATGAATCCTGAAGTGCCCACATTTTAATAATAAGCCGAATGTTGTCATTATCCGGCCATTGCGGATTTTGTGTGTTGCAATAAGTTGCTAGCATAGTTCGTGCCAACGCTTTTCCCGCTACAGAACTTCCACTTACATACTGCCCTGCCGCAACTTGTGTAACAATTAGAAAATAATCATTGTTATTTCCCCATTCTCCATTTGGGTTTTCTATTTGAATTCTAGAAACTAATTGAAAATCATAGTTTTGTGTGACGGTTTGGTAATGTGTTATACAATCACCACTGGCTTTTAAACCTGCATAGTTTTTCATATCACACCATCTTATCTTTATGGTGTTCAGATCAGTTGCCCCTGTACCAGTGAATGCATATATAGTTGTTGGATCAAAAGGATTTGCAATTGACGAATAAACACACTGGAGACGCACTCCATTTACGTCACTTATACCTTGAGCCGGACCCCCTGTTGTAGAAGTATATTTTCCATCCCTTGTAATACCTATATTTGGACATTTAGATACTGGATTTGGCTCGGCGCACACCTTTCCGGCAGCGCTTATCGGAGGGGGGTGAAATGCAGTCGGTTGTTTTCGTTCATAACACAGCGAAGAATATGTTCCCACCTCTTGATATCCATCATCACATGTATTACGCTTATTACACGTTTCTTTTACAGTAAATGAAACCCCAGGTCCAGATGTCATATACGTGGTTGTAAAACCTGCTTCATCGGCTAAATGATCGTCTGGTATTTGTAGTCCGCACATACGGTACGGACCATCCCACCAGCAATTATCTCTCATCTATCTACCATATAAAAAGATTTTTACTTGAATAATCATGGTGACTCGCACAAAAATCCAGAAAGCCCTGTACGATTGGGACGGGCGAAAATACATAGAACTTGAGGGAATTGGGCGAGTCAAGGTTCCGTTTCGTTACGGGCGAATCATGTGTAAAGTTCTCGGGGACAAGACGGTTCAAGAGATGGGAGTTGGTCTGAGTGTCGAAGTTCATATAGATATTAAAACTTGGGAAGGTGTTCAACACCGAGTACTTTATTCAATAAAAGAAATTTAAGGTTGTTTTTTAAGTGCCATGTACACTAAAAATCCTATGAAACATACAAAACCTATACTTGACATGCACGAAAGACACCAGCAAATAAAACCTAAAATACCTCCTCCTGAACTTTCCTGAGTAGAACTTGTTGCGTACGTCTGTTGTACAGTACCTGTAGTAATAGGCGATCCGCTTGTAGGACTTGCCCCAGAAACAAGGGGATCGATCCGTGAACCGCCCTGAATGAGTGCAATCCGGTTATTAGGATCATTCTTATATGAAAAACTGGATGCTCCATTTGAATCGGTGTAAACAATTGCAAATAGGGGGAGGCTAGGTATGTTGTACACTTGAACTGCTGGAAGATCATTACCTGTAGCAACTGCTGATAGAGTTCCGTTTAGATTTCCTGGAATGTTTATTATTCCCTTTTTCCTTAAACTTGAAACACTCTCAAGTGCCTGCATGTAACCATCAATTTGCGCCTGACTTGTGAAAGGGGGTGTCCATGTAAACCCATATCCATCAGACCCAGTCCCAGACACGGAACCGTTTGAAGGGTTAAAGGTTGACATCTTATATTGTGTAAGAAAAATGTCACTCACCCGCCAGGGATTTTCAATTTTAGTTCAAAATTCATCTGATATTAAAAAGGAGCTCACTGTAAGACCTATAGAGAATGCACTGGGGATTCAATCACCCTCCTTCAAGGTGTTTCGCGTCGGCAAGGATGGTTCCCTTTTGGTCCCCCGTTATTATGGCTGCGAGCGGTTCGGGGCGCCCGCCACCGACTCCCGCCGTACTCCTGCTGATGCTCGCGGGATCAATTTTGGCGGGAACTTGCGAGAGGCGACACGACAGCCAGAAGCTCTCGATGCAGGAGTTAGAGCCTTTCGTGAAAAAGGTGGGGGGGTCCTCTCGCTACCGTGCGGGTATGGCAAGACTACAGTCGCCTTGGCTCTTTCGGCACAACTAAAAGTCAGGACCATGATTGTGGTTCACAAAGAGTTCCTGGCAAACCAGTGGGTCGATAAAATCAAGGAATTTTGTCCAGGTGCAACCATCGGACGAGTTCAGGGAGACACTTTCGATATTGAGAAGGATTTCGTCATTGCTTTGATTCAAACAATGTGTATGCGAGAGTTTGAACCTAAAGTTTTTGATTCAATTGGTCTTCTCATTGTGGATGAGGCGCACCATATCGGCGCTCCAGCTTTTTCTCAATTTATGTTCAAAATTTGTCCACGGTTTACGCTCGGTCTTACAGCCACACCAGAACGGAAGGATGGACTTACACGGCTCCTGTACTGGTTCCTTGGTCCCGAGTTCTTCCGTGTCGAGCGGGTCAATCAGGGGACTACGAAGGTTCGAACACTGAAATACGCGTGTGATGCCTTCAAAGAGGCTCCACCCATAACGCGCTTTGGGAAGATTAACATGGCTGGTATGACTACCCTCCTGACTGAACTCGAGGATCGGAACGTACTCATCATCAACACGATTCATGAAGTGTTGAAAGATAATAGGCGTGTACTTGTACTTTCTGATCGGCGTGAACATTGCTTTGACTTACTTAACAAAATTGGCTCTAAGGCTGGCTTGTACATCGGTGGAATGAAAGAGGCTGAATTGAATGAATCTGCTAAGAAGCAAGTGGTCATTGCAACCTTTCAGCTTGCACACGAGGGTTTAGATATTCCTGTGCTTGATACGGTCATCTTAGCGACCCCGCGGTCTGATATTAAACAATCTATAGGACGAATTATGAGAGAAACCAAAGGAAAATTGAACGATCCTTTGATTTTTGATATTGCTGACCAGTGGTCTGTGTTTTTTAGCATGTACAACAAGCGACTCAAGATTTATAGGGAGGGGGGATTTGAAATAGTCGGTGAAGAAAAGCCCGTTGTTAAAACTGGAAAATGTTTGTTCTTGTAGGGAACTTTCACTTGCGCAGAGAATCTATAAAACCCATTAAAAATACCCCAGCTACGAAAAACATGACGATGTAATTACACTCCGTGTTATCCATAACTGGTTTTTGAATGGGTGGGAGATCCCTTTTATAGACGGGCGGCTTGGGTGACCACTCATCATCAATTGGCGCGTACGCCAATCCCATTACTTAATACAAATAAATTAATTAGATCGACACCTCCTTCTTCTTGGCACGGGTACCACGCTTTTTCTTGTCTGAGCTGAGGCTCACCTCGCGAGTGTCAGGGTCGCCGCCTGCATCGATCGAGACAATGTCCGAGACAGACTCGTCGTCACCGCCGTGGTTACCCGGACGAGTCATCATAGCTGGGGGAGGTCCCATCATACCCATCAGGGAACCGAAATCCATGCCTGGACCTTTCATGTCACGACGCCCACCGTCATTGACAGGGGAACCAAAGCCGGACTGTTGCTGCTGAGGCTGGCTACGCTGAACAGCGTCAACCATGTTGCGCATCAGGTCTGGGTTCTGTTTCATCACCTGGGAGACGTTTGGCACAGCCGCCTTGAACATCGAGTTGGTCAGGTGGAACATCATAGCTGAACCACCAACCATAAACATGAGCTTCACCTCGGGTGCCACGTTCACCTTGGTCTTGTACTTGTTATAAAGCTCCTCAAATACCCCGTCGTAATCCTCGACATTCTCCATCATATTCTGGGACCAGCCGTTCAGCTCCAGGTCGAATGGGTCAAACTTGTCATTCAGAAACTCCAGACCGGTTACACATGCAACCATCATGCGACGCTGAAACTTGATCGAGCGATCAACCTCGATACCGTACATCATCCGCTTGAACTCTGTGCGAATCTCTTCAATGTCGCTATAGATGGTGAGACGTGCACTGGATGCAATCCCCTTCTTGTTCAGGCGACTAATTTTGTTCAAGAGGTCCGCCTTCTCATCCTCGATGGTCTTGTATCCCTCGGAGGGGGTCTGTGCAGCGCTGCTGTACTGCTGCTGCTCGTACTCCTCGCCCTCATCCTCCTCCTCACCGCCGTCATACTCCTCCACGGGGGGAGGTGCAGGCGCCGTACGCTTACCAGGATTCATGAACATATCCAGACCCTCGTCTGGGGCGGTGTGTGTAACGCCTGCCACACGCTTCGAAAAAGGGCTCGGACGTGAAGCCTTTGCTCTCAGGGGAACTCGCTTCTCAGCAGGCTGAATAGAAATTTCATCCAACAGAGCAGCCTCATCATCATTCAAATTCATAGTTTGTCCACCACCTGACTCAAAAGATACCTCAGCCATCCTGATACTTTTAGAGAAAGTATGTGAGTTGCCTTTAACGCGGGAATTTATTAAGTTTCGGAGAAACTTTTCCGTTTAAAATTGATTAGAATCAGGTACTCCAGGAGGATCCAAGACCAGGACCGTCGGTCCTGACTTGAAAATAATATTCACAAAATACAAATGAAGATCAAGTTTGGAAAAATGTTCATCCACGCCGTCATCGTTGGTCTGCTCGTGGCTATCCTGGTCCTGGTTATCCAGGGTGGCAAGAGTGGGTATGAACCCGCCCCTCTGCTGGTGAATGCCGGTCCAGCTGCCCGCCAGACCAATGGCGACATCTTCGCCCTGAAGGATCGTGTGGACTGTGTCCCAGGACCCTCAGAGTCTTCCGACTATTACACCGTGGGTCTGACCCCAGGTGGGCTGTGCGGCGGCTCAGCCATGGTCCGTGACCAGATGCGCGACTACACCATTGCCGATGGTGTCGGCGGTTCCCTGCTGGAGAAGTAGACTCTCTAAAAAAATAGAAGATTAAAGTAATATGTGTGACACCGAGGTGTACACGATCCGTGTTGATTCAGTCGGTGCCAGCTCAAATGCGAGCTTCGTCGGCTACATGAACATCCCTTTGCGAAACGTCATCAAGGCTGAGCTTCTTTCACTTTCATTCCATGGAAATGCATTTGCACCCGCACAGACCGTGGGCTATTATCTGAATATTGAGGAACTCAAGTCTAAGTTTAATGACAGAACAAATATTCAATATGGAATTCAGGTTGCCGGAAATATTTCGACGGAAGGTGCAGCATCTCTCGTCACCCTTTCTAACGTGGGACAGCTCGCAACCTCACTTGTATTCATCCCTCTTGATGAGGTGGTGACCGCAGGACACCGAACAATATTTACAACTGGAAATTACTTTCCAGTAGAAACTCCATTCATCGAGCCAATTCGCCAAATTGAGAAATTTACTGTAAATTTGTATACCGCAAGTGGTTCTCAGATAGATTTTCCAGGAGCCACAACTCTCACACTCCGCATCACATGCTCCAAGCCCAATGTGTGCCTGTACCCTGAACGATTGGGTTTACCACTCATGTAAATAAATGCTCAGCAAATATTAGATGGACTATACAGTCTATGTCGATTCCAATAACAGGAATCAGACCCTTTTTCCAAATTCAAATTCATATACTCTGTATCTGACGACCCCCATCCAGAATATCACCAAGGTGGAGGTTCTCTCGGCGATGTTGCCGAACGTGTACAGCTCACAGTATCTGACTTTGGATATCGCAGAACTCAGGACCCCTAGAAATCTCATCGCTGATGCACTCTTAAAAACCGTCCCAACCGCCAACGCTTTTTATGGCTCATTTGCCACCATTCCAATCAAGGTGGCGGGTGGAGCTTTGGCTCTTTACTCAAACGTGGGCAATCCCTCAAATGCGATCGTAACAACCAACACTGAATTTTATAACGCAAATTATCGAATCCTCCAAGAGTTTCCTTCGCGTATCGACAAGTTGGACCGTCTGACAATCACATGGCGTCAACCTAATAACGGAAACGTATTTGTTGATAATAATTTCAGTCCAGCTATTGATCTTGGGAGAAACATGTTCATCCTACGTTTCAAAACTGTTCACGTCCCCGATGAGGATCCTAGTAGACCGCTCAGTCTCCCCAAACCCGTACCATGGGACTCGGGTGGTGATGACCAAAAGAAACAACTGTTAATCATTGCAGGAATTGCTCTGTTTGGTTTACTCATAATAATCTCAGTAAAAGCTAGATAACCATGGGTGGGTGTAGTGACAGTATTACCAATGGGTGCAGTGGCGGAGGCACAGTCATTAATACTCCAGTAAACATAGTTGTAAATGCAAGCTCAGGAAACGGAGCAAGTATAGGAAACGTGTTGATCCAGAACACGCTCACAGTCACCACCTTCACAAGCAACGGAACTGCGACATTCACAGGGACCACCTCCTTTGTAGATGTTAATGCCCAGTTTCTGTTAGGTGACGGATCAAATATCGCAAGCCTCAATGTCTCTAATGTCACCTCAGGCACGCTCAACTCAGCCTACCTCGAAACAACCGGAGTGATTGCTGATATTTACGGAGACGCCTCCAATATCCCCCAGCTCATCATCGACCAGTGGGGACGCGTTTCAAACGCCGTCAATGTTCAGACCCAGTGGACCCCCACATATCTCTTTAACATTGCGACCGCTAACGGCGTCTCCATCGGGACCCTGAACGATCCCCCTACAGGCTCTAACCTATACGTCCTTGGGACGGCAAATATTGATACGATAAACGTAGATAGTCTATTTGCAAATACAGTTAATATATTCGGTCTGAATACCCTGAATGTCTATGGAACTTCATTTATGAACACTGTTTATGCCGAAAGTTATTACGGAAATGGGTTTGGAATTTCCAATATAAACGGCGCCAGTGTTACCGGGAACGTAGCAATAGCAAATGAAGCTTTGCTTGTTACTGGAAATACCCAGCCATATATCACAAGTCTTGGTAATCTGGCAAACCTTATAGTCCTTGGACAAACAACTATATTTAATGGGTCTGGAATTTCTAATATCACTGGCTCCTATGTTACAGGAAATGTATCAAGATCTGATTTAGCCCTGGTGGTTTCTCAGGATGCTCAACCCAACATCACTAGCGTGGGAACACTCACAGGTCTGAATATTCAGGGATTTTTGGCAGCTTCCAATGGTTCAGGAATTTCAAACCTAAATTCGTCTAATCTTGTAGGTAACGTGGCATCTGCAAACGTTGCCCTGGTAGTCTCAGGAAATACTCAGCCCAACATCACCAGTGTCGGCACACTCACAGATCTTAATGTCCAGGGTTTACTCACCGCCTCAGATGGTTCAGGAATTTCAAACATTAATGGTTCGAACGTGACTGGAAACGTGGCAAACGCGACTGTCACCCTTGTAGTCTCGGGAAATACCCAGTCCAACATTACCAGTTTGGGAACTCTCGTCAGCCTAGCCGTTTCAGGTGAAATTTCCGGTGATGGATATAATATCACAAATTTGAACTCTCTGAGCATCAATGGAACCGTGCGAACTGCCGCGTCAGTAACCATCTCATCCCAACCCAACATCACAAGTGTGGGTACACTCACAGGTTTGAACGTCCAGGGTTTACTCGTCGCATCCAACGGCTCGGGAATTTCAAACATAAATCCATCCAATATTTCTGGAACTGTTTATGCGGCTCAAGTGGTGACTCAGAACGCTCAGCCCAATATCACCAGTGTGGGAATCCTATCGGATCTGAATGTACAGGGTTTGCTCACCGCCTCCAATGGTTCAGGAATTTCAAACCTAAATTCATCCAACTTGGTGGGTAACGTGGCAAACGCGAATGTTGCCCTGGTGGTTTCCCAAGCATCTCAGCCCAACATCACCAGTGTTGGTACACTCACAACCCTTTATGTCGATGGTCTTCTAGGGTCATCTGATGGGTCTGGAATTGCAAATGTACGTGCGGCAAATGTGACAGGGACTGTTGCCACCGCGGGTGTTGTGACCAATCCCGCCCAGGTGAACATCACCAGTGTGGGTACGCTCTCAAGTCTTTCAGTGTCCGGAGTAGTCACCGCCGGACTCTTTTCTGGAAATGCCTCCGCTCTTTCTAACATCAATGGCTCAAATGTAACAGGACATGTTCCTTTGGCAGATTCCGTTTTGAACCCAGCGCAGCCCAATATCACGAGTGTAGGTTTGCTTAGTAATCTGGTAGTGAGCAACTCAGTCACAACCACAAATGTATGGGCAAATTACCTGAGTATCACGGCACTCTCTGGAAATAATCCAGTAAAGGTTGTGAGCGACTCGGGTTCATTTCATGTTACAAATAATGGGAGAATCGGCATCAATACTGGGAATCCTTCGAGTCAACTTGAGGTGGCTGCATCCGGAGCAGCAAGCGTATCCGTCAGTATTTCAGATACCGTAACAGGTCCTGGAAATGCAGTCAAGTTAACAAAGGACGCAAGTCAAAATATGATTCTAGAAAATCAAAGCCTTGCTGATTCTTGGGTCGTAAATTATGGAACGACACGATTCCGCATGTATTCTATATTTGGTCAATCTTTGTTAGGACCAGTCGTAGTTGGACCAACAATTGCGTCTCCACCAAGCTTAACAACAACTTTTAATGTTCAAGGCAATACATACGTATCAAACTCTCTCGCGACTACTAATGTTTATGCAAATATCACAAGTCTTACAGGAACACCTACTCAGACTACACTTTATGCAACTGGTAATGCGTATGTGTCAAACTCTGTCATGACTACCAATGTTTATGCAAATATCACAAGTCTTATAGGAACACCTAATCAGACTACAATTTATGCAATTGGTAATGCGTATGTGTCAAATTCTATCACGGCTACTAATGTTTATGCAAATATCATAAGTCTTATAGGAACATCTAACCAAGCTACAATTTACGCAATTGGTAATGCGTATGTGTCAAACTCTATCACGACTACTAATGCCTTTATACAAACTCTTGCAGTTTCGGGTCTTTCAAATCTTTTCAGCGCCAACGCAGTGACCCTGAACACCGCCTCTGCGAACATCACTTCAGGAAACGTGGGGTCACTCAATGTGTTCACGGGAGCGAACGTGACTCAACTCACAGTTTCGGAACTTTCCAACCTTTTCAGCGCCAACGCAGTGACCCTGAACACCGCCTCGGCAAACATCACTTCAGGAAACGTGGGATCGCTCAATGTGTTCACGGGAGCGAACGTGACTCAACTCACAGTTTCGGAACTTTCCAACCTTTTCAGCGCCAACGCAGTGACCCTGAATACTGCCTCAGCAAACATCACTTCGGGGAACGTGGGATCACTCAATGTCTTTACGGGAGCGAATGTGACCCAACTCACAGTTTCGGGACTTTCCAACCTTTTCAGCGCCAACGCAGTGACCCTGAACACCGCCTCAGCAAACATCACTTCGGGGAACGTGGGGTCACTCAATGTCTTTACGGGAGCGAATGTGACCCAACTCACAGTTTCGGGACTTTCCAACCTTTTCAGCGCCAACGCAGTGACCCTGAATACTG